ACAACTTTAAAGAAAGTAATTTGTGGGTTACCAGTAAGGTAAATATCTTGTGCGCCATAAGCTACTAATTGCATTAATCCTCCTCCCATTTGTTTTTATACTATAGCATAGAAAAAAATTTTAGAGAAATTAATTAATTAATTCAAAAAAATTTTTAAAATGTTCTATAAAAAAAAAATTAAATAATTTTGATAAATAGAATAATAATATAATTTAATTAAAAAATTTAATTAAAAAAATCTATAAAAAAAAAATGGTCTATAAAAAAAAAAATAAAAATTAAAATATTTGTTAGTATATAAAATGTCTGATAATAGCACTCTAGATTTGACTGAAATTACTTCGGAACCTGTAGAGTCTAATATTCAAGTAGAAATTACAGATGATCCGGAGACCGAAGGTACTGATACCGCAGGTCCAGAAGAACCTGTTGAATCTGTAGAAGCGGGAGAAGAAGCAGCTGTCGAAGAAGAGGTATCGGGAGCACCCGTTGAAGAAGAAGAAGAACCTGTAGAAGAAGAAGCACCTGAAGAGACCGCCGGTCCCGTAGAAGAAGAAGCACCTGAAGAGACCGCCGGTCCCGTAGAAGAAGAAGCACCTGAAGAGACCGCCGGTCCAGTTGAACAGGTCGCCGCAGATATCCGTAACATTCTTACTGAAGTCCCTACAACTACTCCAGTTGAAAGTAGTGAACCCGTAGTTTCTGATCAATTATGTTCACTTAAAACTTTAGTAGAAGTTTTGGGCAAATGGTCTGGAAATGAAATTAGAAGAAGACACGTTGAAAATCTATTAAAAGAAGGGACAGAAGTTGATGAGAACTTAGATGATATTGAAAAATTTGTAGAAGTTCTAAAACTATGGATCGGAGAAGGTGGTCCTACATTCAGAGAACATAACCATTTTAAAAAATTAGATGAATATACATTATCAGGCGATTCTATAAATTTATCAGAAGAAAAAAAGGTAGAAGTTTTAAAAACATTAACTGAATTAACTATTAATGTTTCACATAGAAGAAAAAGTAATGAAGAGATTCAAAATGTTATGAATAATCTTTATTAATTTATTTTTATAAAATATATTTTAATTTTTTTAGTTTATTTAATTTAATTACTGTAAGCTAAACCACCCATACCCGACATGATACGGAGGACATTGTAGTTAACTGCGTAGACATTTACAGGTTTTGCTAAGGATTGAACTAACTGAGCATTGTCAATGCGCGAGAAGTTACAGGTTCCAGAAGGCTGGTGCTCTTCGGGTTTAAGGGCGAAAGAGTATACGGCTATTGTGTCAGTATTATTACCGGTCGATGTTTGCGTACAACCATAACCAGTATGGTGTTGCCATACTTGAGTTCTTGTGAAATATCTGAGATCTCTCTCTTTAAAGCGATCATGACCATTTAATTTGAGTAGAGCGGTTTCGTCAAGAGCAGAAGCACAGAGTTTATCTCTTTCATATAATAATAATGCTGTCGCGAGCGACAACCCTACTTTCCGCTGACCGGACCAGATTAATTCTTTAACGGGGTGATTAAAATTAAGATCAATAGTTCCACCTGTTCCTTCTGATGCAAACTGAACTTGTTCAATAAGGTATTCGTGTGAAACTTGAGCAAAGCGTCTGCGCTCATCGGTATCAAGGTAAATATAATCGCACCATAGTTTAAAATCTGTTCCTGCATCAGTGACATTCTCAGCCCCACCCACAGCTTGACCACTTGTGGCAAAAGTGGAGCCGTCATCAATTGCAATTAATTTATCTATCCCTTCAAAAGTAATTTTAACTTTTACTTCGTGGTATTGTAGAGCGATTAAAGGTAATGCTAAACCAGGATTACGACAAAACCAGAAATATAAAGGGACAAACAGTTTAGCAATAGCAGTATCTTTACCACCATCATTGGAAGTCGTGGTAAAACCATTCGCTTCGGGAGTTGCTGCAACTTCTGTATCCACTCCAGTTCCATTTCCACTCATAAGATTAAATAAGGTACTCTGAGAGCCAGTTGGATTAAATTCTGTTAACTGTGAATAAACAGAATGCCAGTGACCATAATGCTTATCAATTCTTTGACCGCCAATTTCTAATTCGCATTCTTTCATTACATGACTTCCATAATCACAACCGATTGCTAAGGTTTCGTTATTGTTTACGGTTTTTAAACTTACATCATGCTCCAAATACATTCTGTGAACTAAATCACCATTTCTGGAGATTGTGGCAACAACATCAGAACCGAAATCAGCAGAACCACTGAATGTTTGGACAATAGATTCCATAGAGAAGTTAGTGTGTCTGCGGTAGACGACTTTGAAGAAAGTAATTTGTGGGTTACCAGTAAGGTAAATATCTTGTGCGCCATAAGCTACTAATTGCATTAATCCTCCTCCCATTTTTTGTTTTTATAATATAACATAGAAAAAAATTTTAAAGAAATTAATTTAATTAATTTAAATTCTTTTAAAAGAATTGTTAAATGAATAAAAATATATTAAATATAAATTACTTAGTTAGAATAAGCTAAACCACCCATACCACTCATGATACGGAGGACATTGTAGTTGACGGCGAAGATTGTTAGTTTAACTGTGTTGGTGGGTCCTGAAGTGTCCTTTGCAATGAGTGTGGGCGTACCCCGGACCGCAACTTTCAGACCCGATCCAACCAATTGTGCGTTATCAATTCTTGAGAAATTACAAGTACCCGAAGGTTGATGTTCTTCAGGTTTAAGAGCAAAGGAATAAACAGCAATAGCGTCTGAACCCATAGGGGCAGCCGCATCTGTATCTAAATCAGAGTTAGTTACGCCAAATGTTGGTACAGCACCATATCCAGTGTGATGTTGCCATACTTGAGTTCTAGTGAAATATTTATTATCTCTTTCTTTAAAACGATCATGTCCATTCAGTTTCAATTGCCAAGTACCTTCCATAGTATCCAGAGAAACAGGACTAGCAGTTGTATCTCCCTGAGCAGTTCCAGCTGCGCCCAGCGGTTGGCATCTCCCTTTATCGGTACCAACAGTTTCATTTCTCATAGTCCAGACTAATTCCTTAACTGGGTGATTGAAATTAAGATCAATTGATGGTGATGCTGAATTAATAATACTTTCCGAATACTGTAATTGTTCAATTAAATATTCGTGAGATACCTGGGCGAATCTACGTCTTTCATCAGTATCTAGATAGATATAATCACAATATAAATTAAATTCTTTTCCATCCAATTTGACCTTACCTGTACTAGTACCTATGGGCATGGGGATAGCGTTAGCGGTAAATTCATTATTGGCGGATCCATCATACCTCCCCAAATTAGCAATTGTTTCAAAAGTCATTTTAACCTTGACTTCATGGTATTGAAGGGCAATTAACGGTAATGCGAGACCAGGATTGCGGCAAAACCAGAAATTTAATGGTAAAAATATTCTCCCAATATCAATTTTAGCTGACGCTGACGATGACACACCTTTAGTATAATCGAATCCATTAAAAACCCCATTAGCGGCCCCAAAACCACTATCAGTATTGTGATATGTAGAAGTATTAAATCCGTACCCATTCCCGCTCATTTTTTGATATAAAGTTCCATCCGAATTCGATCCGACGAGTACAGCTGTAGGATCCAAATTCCCCCCGAAATGACCACTTGGATTAAATTCAGTTAAATCAGAATAAACACGATTCCACATGGAAGTATGTTTATCAATTTTTTGACCACCAATTTCAATTTCACATTCTTTGATTAATGAATCACCATATCTTTCAACTAATCCAATCTGGTCGTCATTGTCTGGATCCACGCTTGTAAAATTAGCGGCGTGTTCCAAATACATTCTGCCAACTAAATCACCATTTCTGGAGATTGTGGCAACAACTTCACCACCGAAGCCAGCAGTACCAGAGAATGTTTGAACAATAGATTCCATGGAGAAGTTAGTGTGTCTGCGATAGACGACTTTGAAGAAAGTAATTTGCGGGTTACCAGTAAGGTAAATATCTTGTGCGCCATAAGCTACTAATTGCATTAATCCTCCTCCCATTTTTGTTTTTATAATATAACATAGAAAAAAATTTTGGGGAAACTAAATTCTTTTTTTATTTTTTATTTATTTTTTTATAAAATATGTTAAAATTTTTAGTTTATTTATTTAATTACTGTAAGCTAAACCACCCATACCAGACATGATACGGAGGACGTTGTAGTTGACGGCGTAAACGTTATAAGCTGCCGCATTGGTAGCAGTTAATTGGGCGCTATCAATTCTTGAGAAATTACAGGTGCCAGAGGGTTGGTGTTCCTCAGGTTTAAGGGCAAATGAATAAACAGCAATGGCATCAGAATTAATTGTTGAACCATATCCAGTGTGGTGTTGCCATACTTGAGTTCTTGTGAAGTATTTAGTATCTCTTTCTTGGAAGCGGTCATGACCATTCAGTTTTAACTGGAAATTTCCTGACATTGTTTCGGGGAGCCTTTTGAGGAGGAGCTCACGGCGGGCGGGGCCGATTCCCAGGTCGTCACCGGGGGCGGTAAATATAGAAGATGGTGTTCTGGTCCATATTAATTCTTTAACAGGGTGGTTAAAATTTAAATCTAAAGTGCCCCTATTATCAAAACTTTGGAATTGTACTTGTTCGATTAAATATTCGTGCGATACTTGAGCGAAACGACGTCTTTCCTCTGTGTCTAGGTAAATATAATCACACCATAAATTAAAATCCTGAGTTATAAGCCCGTCATTAATGTCTGATACCGTGTGGTTGGTGAGGCCGGGAACCACGACGCTCTGCGCATCGCCGACCGTATCATTAGCATCTGTGAACGGGGCGTTCATGACGTTATTACTATCGCCCTCAACTGTATTGTTAAATAGGTTTATTTTATCGTCGAATGTCATTTTAACTTTAACTTCATGATATTGAAGAGCGATTAAAGGCAGCGCTAGACCGGGACTACGGCAAAACCAAAAATATAAAGGAATAAATATTGTTGCACTTGCGACGTCCGCGATGGCCCCAGCTTGAGCATTGATAGTCCACGAACCCATAGTCCGCATCCCTGCCTCGCCAGGACCGGCGTTTAAACCCGTAGAAACAGGACCGCCATTGCCAGACATAGTATTAAATAAGGTTGATTTCACAGCGGACCCTTCCTCGAGGCCCCCGAATGTGGTGAAGGCGCCGTAGTGTGAATCGACATCAACAAGGTCGTAACCATTAGATTGAGCTCCTGATGGATTAAATTCAGTTAATTGGGAATAAACTGAGTGCCAGTGACTATAATGTTTATCAATACTCTGACCACCAATTTCTATTTCACATTCCTTAATTAAATTAGATCCATAATTCGGGCAGATATTAATATACTGGTGGGCGGCTGCACTTGCCGCCACCAATTTAACAACATGCTCCAAATACATTTTGCCAACTAAATCACCATTTCTGGAGATTGTGGCAACAACTTCATTACCAAAGTGAGCAGTCCCACTGAAAGTTTGTTTAATGGATTCCATAGAGAAGTTAGTGTGTTTGCGATATACAACTTTAAAGAAAGTAATTTGTGGGTTTCCAGTAAGGTAAATATCTTGGGCGCCATAAGCTACTAATTGCATTACCCCCCCTCCCATCCAGTTTTTTATAATATAACATAGAAAAAAAAAAAAAGAAAATTAAATTCTTTTAAAAAAGACTATAATATTTAGAAAAATTATTATTTATTTAGTTACTGTATGCTAAACCGCCCATACCAGACATGATACGGAGGACATTGTAGTTGACGGCGAAGATTGTGTCAACATTGACTGCTGTTCCAGTAGAAACTAATTGAGCATTATCAATGCGAGAGAAGTTGCACGTACCAGATGGTTGATGTTCTTCAGGTTTAAGGGCAAACGAATAAACAGCAATAGAGTCATCGAATTTTCCCGGACCTCCGGAGTTGGCCGGAGTGATTCCACCCGGACCAGAGTGATGTTGCCATACTTGAGTTCTGGTGAAATATCTGAAATCACGAACAGCAAAACGATCGTGTCCATTTAGTTTAAGTCCAAATGTTACGTTTGCTGCGCTGCCATGAACACCGGTGTTCGCAGTGACATCGACCCCAACTTTCGATTTTTTTACTGTCCATATCAATTCTTTTACAGGATGGTTGAAATTGAGATCAGTGTTCCCGCCGGTGACGGCTACTGTCACAGTCTGTTCTTGAACCTGTTCAATTAAATATTCATGGGAAACCTGGGCGAATCTTCGACGTTCATCGGTATCGAGATAGATGTAATCAGCCCATAATGAGTTTTTCCCAGTCGCCCAGGACAAAGTTATTGTATGATTAAGAATAATTTTAACTTCATGGTACTGAAGGGCGATTAGGGGTAATGCCAGACCTGGATTACGACAGAACCAAAATTGTAATGGGACAAAAACTTTTGTGAATCCGGTGCCGTCGCCCGAGGTTACATTTACACCACCCATACCGCTCATTTTTTGAAATGATGTTGCGGTTTCGCCCGCGGCGTTTGAAACAGTCCCTGTAGGATTAGGTTCAGTTAATTCAGCCCATGTTTCCATCCATAAACCAGTATGTTTATCAATCTTTTGACCACCAATTTCTAATTCAACATCTGTAATCCATGAAGCGCCCGGATTGTCCATGTTCCGGACGCTTCCGCCGGCCGCTTCGGTAATTTCCAAATACATTCTGTGAACTAAATCACCATTTCTAGAAATAGTGGCGGTACAACGACCATTGCTATCTTGTGTCCCATTCCAGGTTTGTTCAATAGACTCCATAGAGAAGTTAGTGTGTCTGCGGTAGACAACTTTAAAGAAAGTAATTTGTGGGTTACCAGTAAGGTAAATATCTTGTGCGCCATAAG